AAGGATTCTCTTTGTGCAATAGATTTGATTGTCATCTCATCTGTTGAACCAAGACCCATAACTCTAGGATCGACTGTTAGCTCTTGTTTGACATCCAAGGTTAATTTCTGTGACGTGTCGGGAACATTGGTGTTAGCCATGTTTCCTAACAACGTTGGCTTATACGGTGTAATATTCGCAAGGTCAACTGGTCTTGAATAACCAAACATTGAAGCGATACCTGATACTGAATTTGCGGCCATTTGTGTGGCACGTGCATACATACCTATACCAGGTATATCACTTAAAGCGCCTGCAGCTTTGGCAACAATGCCTGCTGGGCGCGATATTGGACCCGTACCATATTCATCTTTTGCTTGTGGAGTAAAAACTTCTCCCATCTGAGGCGATAGAGCACCTGGCTCATTCGCTGTAGGAATGGAAAGAGAAACTTCCTCTGCCCAAGCAAAAACGGAAACTATAACTTGATCTGTAGCTCCATTGGCATGCTTCAAGTTCTGCATACCGTGAATAATGATATTTCCCATATCTCTCCATTCCTGATCGGGAATACTTAATGCATTCTCATACCAAAAGAATGGAAGAGTGAGAGTGCCACCTTGACTGGTGGTAGGGTCCAAATATACATGTGGACGCTGACTGGCTGCTACAACATCCTGAATGAAGAAGGAACGATCCATCGTAAACTCATCTCTGTTGTGCAAGGGAATATATGAAGCGATTGCTCGCCCATAATGAAACCCATTACCATTCAGTACAATACGGACCTTCAACTTACAACGCAACAAGTTAAAATTTGTGATACGATTCAATACCCTGGGGTTTTCAAAGAAATCCTGCCAGGGATTAAACGCTTCAAACAAATTCGTACCCGTCGCCCAACTGTATGACTGGATTTTCACAGGACGGGAAAAGAAATTTCCCAAATCTGCGTCATCCGTGTCAGCAATGTTGAACGTTTGGTCCGGCATACTGTCCACCGTGTAGTCCCACTGAGGTGTCTGATCACTAAAGTGAACGTTCTGATGTTGGGACTCTAAACTTTCCTCGTTTATTGATACATTAAATTTATTGTTATTGTTCATGTTAGCAAGTCATCATTAACGAATATGTGGAGGACTCAATCCACAAATCGTGTGTCAATCCTGCGTATGGCGAATACTCCCCTAAATAGGGGTACTTTACGGGGAAAGTGCCTCTCTCTGCAAGCCTATGCTATGTCCTATGATCGACTAATTGGACACGCATGGTAATCCAATACAGAGAGCCTCCTTTTGGTGTAATTAGACATGGTAGGTTACGCCCAGAGGGATGCATTTTAATGTCTGCCCACGACTTAGCAGCTTAATCGTACTTTTCCTTCCATTTCTGCAATCTGTCATCATATGTTTCATGAATGACGGTGCAACCGTGGGCGATATCAGCACGCTCAGCAACTTTTTTCATCTGCTCACGTCGCTCTTCATAGACATTACGTCCATGGGAAAACCACTCTCGTAAACCACCATCAATATTCTGCATGGCTTGCTGTTCACGAGTAATGGCTTTGGACTTAAGGACTGCATGAAGACTCTTGAAGATAGAATCTTCATCAAGTGCTCCCATGATCATCCCTGTGTCCTCGCTATATACATTAGCGCGTTTAAGCAGATCTGCCTCTTCATCCTTCATGTAAGGTGTAGGTTCCGATTCTTTATCAGGCATTGTAAACTTCATATCACGTTCTTCCAAGAACTTTGCCACAGCAATGTGGTTAAATTCTGGAAAATCCTCGTGAACTGAACTTTTCGCATCATCACCATAAGTAATGAGCGAGCATACATCGCGAAACTCAGGTACATTTTCACGTCCCTTAGTAATGTGATAATATGCACACCTGAAAAGAAGAGCATTCACAATGGAGTTGATATACACTGTAAGATTTTGTCCCGAAGGATTGGATCCATAGTGTTGAATCAAATCTCCATTATATGCCATTAATGGATAGCAAATATCAGTAGCAATCCCTTCCATGATAATCAAATCACGGTCAGAATAGCCACATTCTTTTGCAATATCCATCATGATACGGAATGCAACAAACATCACCTGCGCTGGCATGCGAAGATCGTACTTACTGTAATCACCAGCAAGGATTCGATCCTTCCCAAACCGCATAACGTGTCTAGCCAATTGGTCCCATTCAGGACCTTGAGCATTAATACCAACAGCACATTCAGACGAAAATGGCAGCATGGACAATATTCGAGCAACGGGTAAATAGTACTTTCGCACCAATAATTGTAGTGCAATTGGAGCACCCTGAAATACTCTGACCTTGTCCTTGGTCAATTTTGTGGGTTCATCCTTCAAACATGCTTTAAAAATAGGATAAGCTCTTTCTCCTTTCAGATAAAGCTCTTCCATCTCATAGGCATGATCCCAAAATCGCTGATCCAATACAGCGGGACACTGATGGGTAGGATGATCAGTCGGGTCCAATAACGTAATAAAATTCGATTTTGGACCAGACAACGGATACCCAACGGAAGTAGTAGGTGGCATCTTATCGATAAATCGTAATCCATCGATACCACATACTGTTTCCATTTCCGTTAATGGTTTGACGCCCAGCTTCAAACTAGGAATATCATCCAGTGCCCTAAGGAGACCTTTGACATAATCGTCAGCAGCAAGTTCCAACAATGAACCTTCGATTCCACACGATGGTTTTGTCGAATACTGCAATGACGCTTGCCAAGGCCATCCTTTACGGAATTTGGGACCCCCCCATTTCTGAGGTACCCCACACACGTCCTCCACGTGCTCTGAAATGACAGTAGTCTCTACATCTGAATAATATGAAGCCCGACCTTTTACCTGCCCATAGTACTTGCAATTAGTACCTTCGGAAAGGAAATTAATCGGACTCTTGGGATGTACATCAGTATTCTCGAAAAATTGCACGTCATAAAGCTCTTTTGGTATAGTACCAGAACTCTTAGACAAAACAACTCCGGGAACACTACGTAACGTCTCAAAAGCGCTATCGAATTCACCCTTTAATAAGAGACCGCTACATCCACGAGTTTCGCCATTCTTTCCACCCAAATGGAATCCACCGATAAGTGGTCCACGGGTTTCAGTAATCAATGGCGCAATGCACAAACCCTCAAAAGTCTCAAACTTGAGGTTGTACTTAGCACCAAAGAATTCGGCTGCAAATGTAACAACTTCGCCAACATCCATCATCAATTTGGAACCAACACAGGTCCCATCTTTCTGTTTGTATGTTAAGCGAGCTGGTACACTCGCGAAACGCTGTAAAGGAAAGTATTCTGTCAAATCTTTCCAATCCCCACCATTGGGGACCCACACCACGGACAAATCGGTGTTGGGAATGTCGACACTAAACTTACGATACAAGAAACATTCGAAATTTCCTCCAATCAATGAAGGATCATGTCGAGTAAATCTAGCCTTGATATCATCAGCCTTCCACATGTGACGTGGAACAACGGCGACATTCGACTTTGGAAAAAATGCATCACACTCAAAGTTGCGCACTCTTCCATTGTCTGTCAAAGTAATTGCCATATGACAAAGATTGTCTTGGACCATTTTCTCCAAACGATCAGGAGTTGTAGTCTTAGATTTCTCTGTACATGGCATTTCACTTACTTTGACACCAGCCCATGGATTCACTTCAGAATCTCGCTCCACGATGTCAGCCATCTTAGTAGGAGCCAAATTTCCTTGTGGTATTGGAGTGACTTTGAAAGCCTTATAAATTTGTGCAATAGCATACAATCCTGCAACTACGACACAAGCACTTGTAATCCACTTGACGTGCCTATCACGGTACATCTTGAAGAC